TTTTCTTTATACTTTTCATTGAATTCATCACTTTTTTTCTTTAGTGATTTTTCAATTTCAGCACTTACCTTAGCGCCTCTAGTTGTGCCAGCACTGCCTCGTGCCGTACCTTGCCCTTTCGGGTTTGGGTTTTTAGTTTTGGATTTGGGAGCTTTTGGTGATGCTTTAACACCACCTCGAGGTCCAACTTCAGCGAATTCTTCACCTGCTTGTCTTAATATTTTTTCAGCCCAAGGTAATGCAGCTGGCCCACCCCATAATAAGTAAGAAATGTAACCACAAGCATCATAATCTCTACGTGACTGAGCTAGTTCATAATTGTCTTTCTGTCTAATAAGAAAACTACGCATTCTACGTACTGTATCTAAACTAATAGGTTCTCTATTTGCTAATTGCTGAGCACGTACTTTACCTACTTGTGTAGCACATTTGTTGTTGTTTTCTTTGTTGCGTTTAATTCCTTGCTTAGCTGCATCTACTGCTGCTTGAGGATAATCAGTGTATGTTTCAGCAAATTCTTGTTTGCTAAAATACATAAAATCTTCCTCAATTGCTGGTTGTTCTACTAATGCTACTGCATCAATACCTGCTAATACTGAATTTTCGTCAATGTCTAATTTTACTATTTTCATAATTATCCGAATCTTCTTCTATTATAAATTGCTATTTCTTGTGCTTGTGCTGATGTAACATCACCTGCTAGCACAATAGCTTGTAATGTAGTAACTCCACTTGTACTTTGGAATTGTGGTGTACCTAAAGCAAAACCAGGCCCTACAAGACCTCCACTAGGAGAAGTAGGTTGATTATAACCACCACCCCCACCACCAGGAGAAGCAGAATTAATTTGTTGGATTGATTTAGCAGCTGTGGCAGCAATAAATGCTAAGTTAGCTGTAATATAAGCAGTAGGATTTACCCTAGCAACTTTATTTAAAGGATCATATGCTGATCTAATCACAGCTACAGCAGCTTGTGCTGCATCAATAAGTACATTTGCTCTAGCTAGTCCTTTACTTTCACCAAATATTGCTTCTAATGATTCCTGGGCAGCATCAATACCTAAGTTTATTAAGGCAATTTCAGCATCTTTTTCTTCTCTTCTAAAATCAGCAAGCATTCCAGCCCATTTTTCTCTAAGGGCCATTAATTCAATTTGATATGCTTCCTCAGCAGCTAATAAACCAGCTATTCTTAATTGATCCTCTTCATCTAATGAATTGTAATAGTCTCTCTGTAATTGGAATCTATTATCTAAATCATCTTTTTCAATTTCAAAACCAGTTAAAGTTGCTTCTCTAATTGTTCTTAAATTTTCATAGAAGAAATCTGTATTTTCTTGTCGTTGTTGTTCTCTAATAGCTGCTAATTCTGCTTGTTTTTCTTCTTCTAATCTAATTTCTGCCTCAGCAGCTTCTTTTTCTAGTCTAAGTTTTTCATCTCTAGCTTCTTGTTCTGCTCTTTCTTTTTCGTCTCTAAGTCTTTTTTCCTCTTTTGCTCTAAGTACTGCTAACTGGTTTTGGGCATCAAGTTTCCTTTCCTCGTTTTCTATAGCTAACTTTCTATCGTTAACATAAGTAATAGCTAATTGATCATAAATGTCTATTGTATCATTTAATAGTCTTTCTTTTTTCTTAAATATTTCTTCTTCAGTGGCACCTTGTGCCTCTAATAATGCTAACTCTCTTTCAAGAGGTCTTAGTATTGTTCTTTCTTTTACTTTAAAAAGGGCATCAGCTACTCTGGCAGTGTCTTCTCTTAGTTTCTTTTGTTTTTCAAGTTCTTCAGTTACTTCTTTTTGTCGTTTAGCTTCTTCTTCTGCTGCCTTAGCTGACTCACTTTGTCTTTTAGAAAATAAAGCATACCCTACAGCTACAGCTGCTAATACTGAAACTAATAAGAATACTGGATTTGCCTTTAAAACATTATTGTAGATTCTTTGTAAGAAAGTTAGTACTTTAGTTTCTTTAGCTAATGTTCTATAACCCTCAATAATTCGTTTAGAACCATCAGCAAACGCAATAGCACCAACTGCTGCTGATTGGAACTTTTCTGCTTGTTCTTCACTTACAGCACCTGTAATAGCTAATGCACCGGCAAGTACCTCTACTGAACCCCCAACGATATTAATTGCACCATCTAAGGTGGCAATATTACGTTCTAACTTTTCAATGTCCTGGCCAGCATCCTGAGTGTTAGCGTTAACATTTATATTTACATTTTGATTTATGTCTCTTGCCATAATCTATTGATTATTTAGGTTTTTGTTGTATTACTGTCCACGAACCACTATTTGGAGAATAGATTGATAAACCTTCATATGACCTATCTATTTCATAATATCCACCAGCAGCACCATCTAAACTATCACTTCCTGAAGCATATACTCTAACATAATGACTATTGTTAATAGTATTATCAGACATAAACCTTAGTTCTCTGTGATATCCTTGACTATCTCTACCTTGAATAGAACCTGGGTAAGTATTAGGTAAATAAATGTCGTGTTGACCATTACCACCTGTCCAAGTTACTTCAATAAAGTAATCGTGTGCATATTCACTACCTGTTAACCAAGTTTCACCACCTGCTGAACAAGTAATCTTTTTTACATCTCTAAATACAGCACCTACTGTATGTAACGTACCTAAATACGCCCTACCATTTTCGTAGTCATCAGCTGAATCAAGTGATTTATTTGTATTAATAACAGTTGTATTGATTAGGTCTTTTATTGTTTTGTTTTGAACATCAAAGTTACCTATTACAATGTTACTATTACCTCCTTGTACTGTTAAATCTTGTCCTATAACAACTGATTTATTTGAACCTGAAATAATAGTATCTTCACCACCAATAATTGTAGATAATTCAGTATTATTTTTTAGTTGTGAATTAGTAGAGTTTAGAATACTTGATTTTCTAGTATTAATCTCTGCTGTATTGTTATCACCTGTAATGTTAACATATTGTGATGCTTCACCTACCTCATTATTTACACCTTGTACATTTACAATGTTGGTGTTTTGTCTAATTTTATTGTTATTACCAATTGTTGTAGTATTGTTAGATGAAAAATCAACTTCGTTATTACCTAAAACAATTTGTTCTCTAATAGGTCTTGTACTTGGTGTAGTGTTATCTTTCCATACTACAGAACCTGAAGCAACACCTGAATCGTATAAAACAACTCCATCTAATGGAGCAGCTGGTTGTATTAATAATTGACCACCTGAACCTGTTACTGCTGTAAAATCATCTACATAAACATAACCCCCACTTCCATCAGAACTAAGACCACTAGGATCTAAAGTAATATCTGTAAATGTACCTCCGTTACCACCAGGTGAAGTTTCTCTATAAATTCTTCTTCTAGGGAATTGGAATTGTCTAACTGGTCTTCTAATTAATTCAACTTCTACATTACAATCTTTAGTTAAATCAAATGAATTAATTTTGTTAATTCTATAGTACTGACCATCAATAAAAATCTTATCATTAAGTTGTAAATCCTTTATTTCATCAGGAGTAAAGAATATATTACAAGTTAATAACTTAGATTCTGGATCATATAAACTATTTAAGTAATAAGACCAATATTCCCAAATAGCATCTCTTTTTACAAAATATTCATCTCTAAAACCAGGTGAAGCAAAATGTACTTGTGACCTGTTGTTAAAGTTTAAATCTCTTGATGTTTCAAAATCTGCACCTATATCATTAGTATCAATTTCTAAGTAATGAAAAGAACCATATTCTGAAATAAGTTCAGTAACTCCAAGGTAAGGATCATTTAGATAGAAACCTTTATCACCTGCTACTCCATTACTATCAAATGTAACAATATCAGTAATAGTTCTTTTACCATTAAAGTGAAGTAATCTTGGTTCCCAGGCCATTGGTGTTTTCTCACCACTTGCTTCTTTTTTATATAAATGAGGAATAACAGTTGTATTTGCACCATCAACAGCCATCATAGGGGTAGGAGCAAAGAATGTACCTATTTCTTTTGTACCTTGTGTTAAATCACCTTGGTCAATATATAAAAACTCTCCAAATGTTTTCTTATATACCCTCTGAGTATAATCATTTAGAAGATCTTCATCTTCTTTATCTTTAAATAAAACAAATTTAGCTTGGTCAACCATGGTACCTCTAATAGAGAATCTAGTATCTCTATCTACCTTATCACTCCAATCTTTTGTTTCTCCTCCTTCTACCCAATAGTTGTAAGGTTCGATAATAAGAGTATTTCTCTCATTTTTCTTAGGTTCCATTACTAGGTTGAACTTTTGGAAGATACCCTTTAAGAAATCTAGTACTTTTTCATCTGTACCAAACATTCTAGCCATGTTAACATTACCTTGAACTAATGCACCATTCGATTGAACACTAAATCCTGTTACAAAAGATAGATCTCTATCAAGAATATCCATGTTAACCCCTGAAACAGCAGGTCCATAAAAACCATCTGTAGTTTTGTTATCAACAGTAATTGTTATCTCATCACCTATTTCTAGGTTAGTAACTGTTTTTGCTACTATTACTGCAGCTTTATTATCTGTATTAGCAGAAACTGCTTGGTCTACTGAAGTACCATTTACCCTAAGATTTACTTTTAATTCTCTATATTCACCTGAAGGTGGATTTGAATCCCACTCTACAGCTATTAAAGATGAAATTGTATAATCACCATCAGCTTGTACTGTATAAACACCTGTTACTGGGTTATAAGCATTACCATTATCAAATTTTTCAGTAGGGAAAATAACAACTTCATTATCTGCTCCATCAGCTACACTTTGTGATAATGAAGAACTAAAGAATGCAGATGAATTAAAATCAATAGGAGATGCTTGTGGAACACCTCTTTCACTATTAGGAGTTGATAGCATAAATAACTTATCAAAGTAATCACTATCAAAAAATGAAGAAGAATATCTGTAATCTACTGTGTCAAATATTTTATCAATAAGGTGTTTTACCTTAATACCAGGTTTAAAATCTGCAGTGTTTAGAGGTGATATTTCATTGTTAAATGTATAAGCACCTGCTGCACCAAATTCAATATTAGTTGCTGAACCTGAGATATCTGCACTTTCTGGATTACCATAATCTACTAATGGGTAAACAATATTTCCATCTACTAAATCACCTTCCCAAGATGCAGTAATATTTGTAATATTTAATTCGTGTTCTGTATCACTATAGTCAAGTTCAAGTAGGTATAAATTTTCTATTCTAGTTTTAAAGTCAACTGTTTCGTTAATAACAACTGCTTTATACATTGTATAACCTTCTTGGTCTGTAAGTACTTCATTTAAGTACAATTTACCACTAAAGATTTCTACACCATCTACTAATACAGAAGCAAATATTGTATGGTTAAGTGCTACTGATGGTTCTGCACCTAAGTTAAATAGATTACCAAAGAAAGCATTATTTTTGTCTGAACCAGGTAACATAAATTCTTGAGATGATATACCAAATACCTCTCCTAAATCACCGGATTCAACAGCTGAAATATCAACTAATAATTCTGCTTCTTGTAGTACATCAAGATCAGCTATATTACCGAAATTATCTTTAGCTCTAATTACTACCATTATTCTCTATCTCTTTGGTTGTTAGCGTATTGATATTCAACTGTATAAGTATATAATTTTTGGCTACGTGGATTTACTTTCTCAGTAATTGAAGCATTATTAATGACTACAGGCCACCATTGACCATTTGATTGTTGTACAAATACATTAGTTGAGAAGAATAATTCTCTAACATTGTCAGCATCTGATTGATTTAAATAATCTGATTGTGCTGTTCTTACTTTAGTAACTCTGTTTTGGAATTGTTGTTGTCCTCTTCTTTCACGATTGTATGTTACACTATTTGCGGCACCATAATTTACAAATGATTGTCTAAATTGTTCTCTTTCAATATTAGCTGTTCTTGATTCTGCTAATGCCATGTTGAAATAATCCCATACCCCATATTGATTCTTCCAAGCAAATCTTACTCCATTATATCCGCAGTTGGCATCTGTAATATTAAATCTATATTCACCATATATCCCATCTGTATTGATACCTGGTTCTGTACTTTGATTATTAAATGTTAAAGTGTAGTATGATAAAGTAGATTGTAATGTAATACCTGCATCTACTAAATTTTCTGGTCCAGCTGGGAAATGTGCTAATCTACTAGTTTCATTTTGTAATAAGTAAACATCATCCCATAATTGGTTACTTGATGATCTTAAAACTGCTAAATTATAAATGTGATCAGTATCAAGTAATGTTCCTGCTGAATCATATTGTCTAATAGTCATTGCATAAACATCTTGTGCTCGTGAACTATCTAAACTACCAGTTGATTCACCAAGTAAATTACCATTTAAAAACGATAATGTATGGTAATCACCTAATCTTACACTTGATGTGTTAAATACAGTTAGAGCATTTTGGTGATTAAAAGTAGAAGTGCCATCATTATCTTCTTCATCATATTTTGAACCTGAAGACCAATTCCAGTTAGTTAATTGATTTTCATTTAATACACCGTCTAATAAGAAAATATAATCTGAAGCACTTACAATAGGTGCACCTGCAATATCTTCGTTACCAACAAATAATGTAACTGAACTTGTAGGTGTTAAAGCCCATTCTTCACCAAATCTAATTTTAAAGTCTTTACCACAATTTGTATTAGCAGTTACTTCTGAAACATCCCATACTGGGTCAGTTGGTCCTAAGTAAGTTGTTATTATATTACCAAAATCAAATACAGCAGTACCATTTAGATTAGGTTGTTGTTTTACTCTTTGTAATAATTCTAAATCAGTATCATTTATATCACCTACAAATCTAAACTGATCACGCGAAGACGAGTTAGAGGTAACAGCATGAATTAAATTGCTATTACCAATACCTGGTGATGTTGCGCTTTGTCTTAAGTTAATTGCCATTATTCTCCTATATTAATAGTTATTTGTGATGGTAGGTCTAGTTCATCTAATACATCTAAACCAGCAGCATAAGCTAATTCATCATCTAATCTATTTAATGCTTTTTCTTGAGCACGTTCTGTAAATCGTTGTGCACGTTGATATTTTGTACCAAAATCAGGAAAAATACCATACCCAATGTATGTGATAGGTGCCTCAATACCATCTTTAGTTTGAACAACTGAAAGTGGTCTAATAGATTTTTTTAATCTACCAGTATCTACAGGTGCTAATTTTTTCTGCTCATCTACAATTAAATCTTGTAGTACAGCAACTTCACTCATTAGGTTAGGCCATCTCATTAGTCTGGGTAATTACAATAGTTATACACTCCCATACTTGTAACATTTATATTTCCTACCCATCCGTAAGCTCTATCCTGGAATGCTTCGTTTACAGGAACAATACTACTTAAAGTAAAATCCATTGTATCTTCTGCATCAGTACCTGATACTGTAGGTCCATATCTTAAATAACCTAAAACATCGTATAAAAATAGTTCTGTTCTTGATTTTAGATCAACTGGTGATTCATTACTTAGTTTTGGAACATCTAATGAGTATAACTCAAAGTTTAATGTTCTAACATTGTTAATCAAACCAGGTGATTGTAATGGTCTTAAAAACACAAATGGATACTCAATGTTTACAGCGTGAGCATCTAAATAATCAATAGCACCCTCAGCAAATGATTTAATTGCCAGGTGATCTGTACATGCTTGCTGTACTGTATCTACTACTTGTTTGTACGTTACTAAACTCATTATCCGTATTTTTCAACTAATCGTTCAACGTGTGCTCTATGTACCATATAACGAGCGCAAATAATATCCATGTTTACTCCGTTTTTATAGTCGTTTAAAATGTTATTATCCTTGCCAAGCACGGGTTTGGCTGAAGTAATAGGAGTAGTTTTTTTAATACGCTTTTTTTTCGGTGTTGTATTTTTATCTTCCATTATTTGATTCTATAAGTTCGTTCTTGTTGTTTTCTAAGTTGTTCATCCCTTTTGTTCTTATCTGCTTCATAGGCCAAGTAGTTAAGTACAAAGATGAAATTGAGCTCTGTAATTGCTTTCTGCCCTGTGATTGAAAGGATGGATGTTGTAGATAAGTGATAAATCGTAGTAAACCATCCCCAATGTTGATTGAAGTCATTTGTTGGTTGAGCATCTTCATCATCTTCGTTGCTTCCTTGGGTGGGAGTGAAGAGATCTGAGAATTTATTGAGACACTGCTTCCTAGAAGCAAAAAAAAACTTAATGCACCTAATCCCATTGATGAAGGTAATGCAGATAATTTCTTTGCTAATTCACTTCTTTTACTACTATCATATTCCTCTACCTCATAGTATTGAAATAGGTTTTCAGCCTCACCCATAGCAATTTTAGTAGTTGATTTATAAGCCCATTTTAACCCACTAAACCTTTGTTTTGTAATTGGTCTATACAATATAGCCATTATTTCTTCTAGGTTTTCATGTGATTTAGCTGCGAGCCTCTCTAAATCCACATATTCGCCCAATGTTATTTTTGTCATTGGAGTATAACCGTATAAAACGCCATCTAACTCAAATACTGGGTAGTACTCAGGTTGTGATTCCTGAAATGCTTCTAATAGTGCCTTATATGCATCTGATAAATCAGTTGCTTTACTTTTTAGTAGTGTTTCTTTTTCTACACCACCTAATTCACTCAACATAGCAACCATTTTATCCGTTTGAGATAAATGCTCTAATGAGTTAAAGTATTTCCAATCTTTGATTGAAAGGTATCCTGGTATGTTTGGTTTTATTTTCATGGTAATAAATATGTATGATTCTAGTTTTTGCCTCGGTAAGAAAGAAAAACCCACTTACGTGGGTTCTCCTCAATAACTAAATAAAATTATAACTAATACGGTTTATGAATCAATTATGGTATAAATGTACGAAATAATATTTGTAATGCCAACCTAAAATAAAAAAAAGCCCCAGCAGGACGCCAGGGCTTTAAGGATCGTAGGAAAAAAACACGGGATAACTTCAATAATGCCAATGGAAAAAATGAAATAAAAACCTACGATTCCTAATGATATAATTTATTGTGTATACATATTAACTATTGTATAATGGGTTTAATTTTTCAATCCAAACTTGTTCTTGTTGTTTATGATTAGGTGTTTCTTCTAATACTTTAAATGTAACATTACTATGTTGAGAAATTAGGTTGTAGAGTTTTCTTTGTAATGTTTTTTGATAAGGGTTTTTTAATCTTGTCTTATGATTTGCAATTCTGGATATTAACCAATCACTTTCACCCACATATAAACAAGTCTCACCACTAAAAATTCCATATACGCCAGATTTACTTTTAGCATACTTGTATTGCGATTTTAATTTACTTTCTAATCCAACACTTGTTTGCCATTTATTAGTATAGGCATATTGACAAGGTTTACATCTACTTTGTCTTTTATTATACTCTGTTAGTGGTTTTACTTCACCACATTTTTTACACTGCTTATCCAAATCTCGGTCTTACGTTTCTTACTGTGTTACCAATATACAAATTATTTTTACGTTCTCCAAGTTGGAGTCTGGCTTCATTTGCTAACATTAATGACATTATACAATCATCAAAATACCCACTTGGTGCATTAAATGTCATTGTACCCGTGGCACTTATTTTGTAAGAATACGCGTTTAACTCGTTATATAAATGCGGAAATAATTCTTGTGACGGGAGCTCCAATTTTAACTCTTGAATGTCATATATCAAGTGTCTAATACCATCAGTTTTATTTGAATTGGTAGTAGTCCATTGTTTTATTTTTCTCGCTTCCTTATGAATAAGTTCCCAAACGGGGAGTCCAGGGCCATTAACTTCGCAGTATCCCGAGGTAATATTGTATTGTTTGAGGATAGTGGAGAATCGCTTTGCAATTTCAGCATAAGAGGAACCATTGATTCGTTCAATTTGAGCCACCCGTCCCACGTCAGATATAATGGTGAGTACTGAGTAATCGTGTTGCAAGCCCAAATCAATGCCTGCGAAATATCGTTTTGATCTTTCATATGGTGTCCAATTATTTATATTACATACTGCATCTACTCCAGTAAACACATCATTACCACTTTCACTAAATTGTGCATCATATTCCTGTTTAAATATTTCAGGCGGTAATGTTTTTCTTTGCTCGTCAATAAATTCCTGGGATATGTGAGGATTATCGGTACTTACCCCCCTAAATGAAATATACTGATCATTATCTTCTAACCCCTTAATGTATAAATTATAGAACCAGTTTTTAGATTTTGGAGTGCTAATAACGAGGCACTTACGCCCTATAGCTGACAAGGTAGGGAATATGGCCTCGTTAATAGCTTCCTCTCTAATAAATGCTGCTTCATCTAAAACCATATAATTAAAGCTAAAGCCTCTAATACTATCGTATCGTTCTGCACTCAAAAACTGTAATGTAGACCCATTTACAAATTCCATTGTTAGGTCTGCTTTATTACTTTGCGTAACCAATTTATTAGCAGCATTTAATAATTCTGTAAATACTTTTTTACCTTGATTGTATATAGGTGATACCCAAGCACCTTTTTGTTTTGGAGAAGATAACAACCAGTATAGTAGTAAATTTTGCCCCAGTAATGACTTACCATATTGACGTCCAGTTGCTACCACTCCAAATTTATGTTTTGAATCAGCAAATTCGTCAATAACTTTTCTTTGACCAATATGTGGTGTAAACAGTGTTACGTTCATTACGCCGTGAAATTAGAGGTAGCGTGTACAATATATGCTTCCGCATTCTCGTATTTTGCTGTTTTATAGACTACATTATTATCCTTATCAAACACTAACCAATAGGTTTGTTTGTTATGCATTGTCTCTACTATCTTCATCACCCCAGTTTAATGTAACGTTACCTTCAATTTTTGCCTCAATTTTTTCTACGTCATTACCAGTATATTTAACAATCTGGTCTACTGCTCTTTGTCTTACTTTATTGTCATCATCAGCTAATAATTCAAATAAGGTATTCATTGCTGGATCAAGCATTTTATTTAGTTTTGCTCTCCACATCTCCTCATACTTGGCCTTAGCATCAATCCAATATTTAATATATTGTTGCTCGCTCTTATCACCGTATTCCTTATGACAATATTTAACCCATTCTTTTTGTAAGATAGGATCATTAGCTTTATATCGTAGTTCAAGACATTTGTCTACTCTTTGTTCCACTTCTGTATGTGTTAATTTGTTACCTGCCATTGTTAGTGTATATTAAGTATATACCCATACATATTAGTCTTGCTCAGGTACGTCTTCTAGCAAATGTTCTAGCCCTCTCTCAGCAGCGTATTCTTTGGTCATTGCAATACCTAACTGATTAAATAGCATACCCATTTCCTCCAACGTTGCCTTAGTAGCATCTATTTTATATACCTGTGGTTTGTCTTGTTGTAATGTAAATTCACTCATTATTTTTTCTTTTTATTTGGGTTTTTGTGACTATTTAAATTAGGTCGGAGCTCCTGAATCCAATGTGTCTCACGTTCAAATATAATCTCCCCATCACATTCTTCCAGCACACGGAATTCAAAAGCTTCCCATCCTAATTCTTTTATTAATTTGCTTAATGGCTTGTTTTTACGAACACCTACGTTCCTACTGTGCTTATAACGTCTATTACGTAAGTTCTTAGAACAACCAATATAGCTATCGTCTGTCAAGAGACAATCGATTATATAACCTCCACTTACAGGTGGTACCTTTTGATTATAATGGTTACCAGGATATTTTTCAGGGTTTTCTTTGTAGTAACGTTGCATAGCTGCTCTGTATGCTAACGGATCTTTATCAATGTGTTTTTTTACACGTTTATAACTACATCCCTTACAATATGATTTCCTGATGCCCCTAGATTTGTCTGAATAGTGAAATTCAGTTATTGGTAATTCCTCACCACAATCTCTACATTGTTTCGTCTCCATTAATTCCATTGTATTTGTTTTTTTTGTTTTTGTTTCTATCCCAGTCTCTCTCGTACCTATCGTAGTATGTTATATCATCATACAACTCTGTTATATCCAGGTCGTTATAAAGGTAATAATCTACTTTTGCAGGGTCAAGCGTACGTTTTAGAGCTTGCTTTTCCCAGTCTTTTCTTAAACAACTTCTATATACATCTAACGATGAGTTTTTCTGGGATTGTGCA